TGGATTTGAAGGCGATGGAGATCTATTAGCTAAATTCGGTTTAGAGATTAGAGATCAAGCAACATTCATTGTTGCTAAACGCAGATGGCAAAAGCAGGTTGGCAAATGGTTATCAACAGCTCAAGGTGAATCAGATTCATTTAGACCTATGGAAGGAGATTTGTTATATCTTCCTATGTCTAAGAGTATATTTGAAATCAAGTTTGTTGAACATGAAATGCCATTCTATCAATTACAGAATGTTCCTGTATACAAATTACAAGCTGAATTGTTCGAGTACGGTGATGAAGAGTTCGATACTGACATAGATACTATTGATCAAATTGAGACCATTAATGCTACTTCATATACATACGCACTAACTACTGGTACAGGTACATATAAGATTGGTGAAACTGTTACACAATGGACTGGAACTAATGATGCTCTCGGTGCGCCTATTAACATCGAAGGTGAAGTTGCTGCTTGGGAAGATACCGGTTTGATGGATGGTAACTTAACTGTTGTATCACTTAGTACTACCGATGGTACATTTAGACAATTATATGTTGATGCCGATATAACTAAACAAGTTGTTGGTACAGAATCAGGAGCTACATACAACGTGTTGTATGCTGATACTGCCACTAATTACAATAGAGATGAATATGCTGCGAATGATGTATTCGATTACGAAGCTGATGATATCATAGATTTCTCTGAAAATAACCCATTTGGAATGCCATAATGTTTGATAACCACTTTTACAATTCTAGCACACGTCGAACGGTTTCTGTGTTTGGAAGCCTATTTAACAATCTGTCTATTATTAAGACAGACTCATCAGGCAATGAATTGCAGAAGACTCGAGTGCCATTAGCTTATGGGCCTAGACAGAAGTTCCTAGCTAGAACTAAAGACTTAGATGCTACTAAGATTGCATTAAAACTACCACGTATGTCATTTGAGATTACTGATATGTCATACGATGGTGCATCAAGAATTAACAAGACTAAGAAGTTCGTTAAGGTTGATGTTAACGATAAGAAGCATGTTACGTCATTAGGGGCACCTGCAGTATATAAAGTTGGATTCGAATTAAACATAATGACAAAGTCTCAAGATGATGCATTGCAACTATTAGAGCAGATTCTGCCTACATTTCAACCGGACTATACTGTAACAATTAAAGACATTCCTGATATGGACTTATCGACTGATACTCCAATTGTATTAACTGGTGTTGGGCTTAATGATGAGTATGAAGGTGACTTTTTAAGTAGAAGAACTATTGTATATACATTAACATTTGAAACAAGAATTAGATACTATACTGGCATTCAAGATAGAAGTGTTATTAATAAGACTGAAGTATATTATAAAGATACTGATTCTAGAGATAGTATAGAAGTACAGAAAGTTGATGGTACAACAACTCCATATACGGAGACTATTGACTTCTTCAACGAACCGTAAGGACAACATTATATTATGAGTGATTTAGAAAAAGATTATGATCATATTAGAAAGAACCTATACGACTTAAATGGTCAAGGTGAAGAAGCCATTGAACTTATGATGGAACTTGCTAGAGAATCTGAACACCCCAGGGCATTTGAAGTCCTTGGTCAATTGATCAAGCAGAATGCTGAGATATCAGAAAAGCTTATGAAGCTTCATAAGACAAACAAAGAAATTAAAACTAAAATCCAAGATACTGCAAGTGAGATTACTAATAACAACTTGTTTATTGGATCTACGACAGAATTGCAAAAAATGCTACGTGATGAGAAAGTGATTGATGGCGACACAGAAACCGGATAGTTATTTAGGGAACGCCAATGTTAAACGAGATGGTGTTTCTCAAAACTGGACTAAAGAAGATATATTAGAATACCAAAGATGTATGGAGGATTCTGTACACTTTGCTGAAACTTATTGTAAGGTTATATCATTAGATGATGGTTTAGTTGACTTTAAATTATATGATTACCAAAAGAATATGTTTAGACATTTTCAGGATAATCGATTCTCTGTTGTGCTAGCTTGTAGACAATCAGGCAAGTCTATATCAACTGTAGCATACCTATTATGGTTTGCGCTATTCCATTCAGAACAAACAATTGCTATCCTAGCAAACAAAGGTGCTACGGCTCGTGAAATGCTTATGCGTATCACTCTTATGTTAGAGAACCTTCCGTTCTTTTTACAGCCAGGAACCAAAGCTTTAAACAAAGGATCAATTGAATTCTCTAATAACTCTAGATTGATTGCTGCAGCAACGTCAGGATCTTCTATTCGTGGTATGTCAATCAACTTATTATATCTTGATGAGTTTGCATTCGTGGAGAATGCTACTGAGTTCTATACAAGCACATATCCTGTTGTATCTGCTGGTAAGACTACTAAGGTTATTATTACATCTACAGCTAATGGATTAGGTAACATATATCAAAAGATCTATGAAGGGGCTTTACAAGGTACCAATGAGTTTAAACCATTTAGAGTAGATTGGTGGGATGTTCCAGGAAGAGATGAAGAGTGGAAGAGAATGACTATCTCTAATACATCAGAGCTACAATTCGACCAGGAGTTTGGAAACAATTTCCATGGAACTGGCAATACGCTAATTAACGCTGAGACTCTATTATCACTCAAAGCCAAAGACCCATTATCAGTATCCAACCATGTTAGTATATATGATGATCCAATTGAAGGCAACAATTATATAATGTTTGTTGATGTTGCTAAAGGTAGAGGTATGGATTACTCAACATTTAACGTCATAGACGTTACCTCTAAACCATTTAAACAGGTTGCTGTATTTAGAGATAATATAACAAGTCCTTTATTGTATCCGGATATTATATACAAGTATGCTATGCATTATAACGAATGCTATGTTGTGATAGAAAGTAACGACCAAGGTGCTGTTGTGTGTAATGGATTATATTACGACTTAGAGTATGAGAATGTATTCGTAGAATCCTATACAAAGGCCAACTCAGTTGGTGTTACCATGACGAGAAAGACCAAGAGAATAGGCTGTTCTACTATTAAAGATATACTAGAACAAGGCAAATTAGAGATAATAGACATTAATACAATTCAAGAGATGTCGACATTCATAGCGAGAGGCAACAGTTATGAGGCTGATCATGGACACCATGATGATCTTGTGATGAATCTTGTTATGTTTGGATATTTCTCTACAACACCATTCTTTGCTGAATCAACTGACATTGATATGAAAGGTATGCTATATGCTGAGCATGTTAAACATATTGAAGATGAATTAATACCCATCGGAATATTTGGTAGTGATTGTGTAGAGGAAGATGATGGGTGGGAAGTTTGGAAAGGCTGAATGTTATAAATAATAGTATTGAAAATAAACGTATTATGATAAAAATTATTAAATATTGATTAGGAGAAAAAATCAAATGGCATTTCTAGTATCACCTGGCATTCAGGTAAAAGAAATAGATATGACTAACGTAATTCCTGCAACTTCATCTTCAACAGGTGCAATCGCAGGTAGATTCCAATGGGGTCCTGCTGAAGAGATCGTAAACATCGGATCTGAAAAGCAGTTAGTTAATATCTTCGGGCAGTCTACTGAAAATACGTTCAACACGTTTTTATCAGCAGCACAATTTTTAAGCTATGGTAACTCATTAAAAGTAGTAAGATCTGTTGATTCTACTACAATGAACGCTGTATCAAACCAAGGATCTGGAGCGGGTGAAAACTCAGTAAGACAGATCAAAAACGATAGCGATTTTGAAAATGCATCGTTTACATCTGCTGTAACAACAGTAACAACAGAAACTTTGTTGATTGATGCTGTAGATATGGTAGTGGGTACTGAGTATACAATCGTAACATCAACTGATGATGCTGAGTACGCTACATATGGTGCTGACAATAATACTGTAGGAACTACATTTACATATACATTGAGTGGCGTTTCACCTATTGATTCTACTACTAATAGTGGTACTGTGTCTTATGTAGTAACTACTACTAATACGACTGATGGCGACATCGATTCTTCTAATATGTTTATAGCAAGATATCCAGGAGCATTAGGAAACAGTCTGAAGGTTGAAGTATGCACTCCTAAATCATTTAGCACTTGGGGTCATTCAAGTTTATTTAATACTGCTCCTGGTACTTCATCAGTAGCTGAATTGAATGGTGCAGCTGATGATGAGGTTCACATAGTTGTTATAGATGAAGACGGCTTGATTACTGGAAATAAAGGATCTATATTAGAAACATTTAGTTACTTATCACAATCAGTAGATGGTAAAAATGCTGATGGATCAAACAACTACTATAGAGACGTCGTAAACAACCAGTCAATCTGGGTTAGAGTTACATCTATCAAAGATAATAATACCAACAACTTTAAGTATTCTGATATGGCCTTTGCTGATATGCCTAATGAATCTGTAGATGGTAATAACATGACTAGTTTTGACTTAGTTGCTGAAGCAGCTAAAATAGTATCTCTTTCTGGTGGTACTGATGGAACAACGTTGAGTTTAGGTGATCTACAAACTGGTGGATTTGAATTATTCAGAGATACTGAGTCAGTAGATATTTCATTATTAATGAATGGTGAATCACTACAGACTGAACTAGATGCTCAGGATATGGCTAACTACCTAATCACGTTAGCAGAAGAACGCAAAGATGTTGTAGCGTTTGTTTCTCCTAATGTAAATGCTACTGCATTCACTAACTCACCTTTAGCTGGTGTGAAAGCTTGGAGAGATGGAATTAATCCTTCATCATACGCATTCGCTGATTCAGGTGCATTATACGTATACGATAAGTATAATGATAAGTATCGTTGGATTGCTGCTTCTGGTTCTATGGCTGGTTTAGCTGCTAACGCTGATAATGTTGCTGATGCTTGGTTTAGTCCTGCTGGATTCAATCGTGGTACTATTAGAAACGTAACTAAGTTAGCTTATAATCCTAATCAAATGGATAGAGATACTCTTTACAAATTGGGTGTTAATCCTCTAGTTTCGTTCCCAGGTCAAGGCACTATTCTATATGGTGATAAAACTTTACAAACTAAAGCTTCTGCATTTGACAGAATCAATGTTCGTAGATTGTTTATCTTGTTAGAGAAGGCAATTGCTAAAGCTTCTAAAGCATCTTTATTCGAATTCAATGATGAGTTCACTAGAGCACAATTTAGAAACATGGTAGAACCTTTCCTTAGAGATATCAAAGGTCGACGTGGTGTTACAGACTTTATGGTAGTATGTGATGATACAAACAATACTGGTGATATCGTAGATACCAATCGTTTTGTTGCTGATATATACATTAAGCCTGCACGTTCTATTAACTTTATTACATTAAACTTCATTGCCACAAGAACTGGTGTTGAATTTAGTGAAATCGCTGGAGGTAAATAATCATGGCTATTTTAGGTGTAGACGACTTTAAAGCAAAACTAACCGGTGGTGGTGCAAGAGCTAATTTATTCAAGGCAACTTTAGGTTTCCCTGGATACGTTACTGCTGATGTTGAATTAGCTTCTTTCATGGTGAAAGCAGCTTCTTTACCGAGTTCAGTAATTGCTCCAATCATGGTTCCGTTTAGAGGCAGACAATTACAAATTGCTGGCGACAGAACATTTGAACCGTGGACTATTACAGTTATCAATGATACTGGTTTTGACGTTCGTGATGCTTTCGAGCAATGGATGAATGGTATTAATCAACACAATGCTAACACTGGTTTAACTAACCCTAATGATTACATGTCTGACATGATCGTAGCTCAGTTAGACAAAGATGGTACTGAAGTTAAATCATACAATATCCGTGGTTGTTTCCCAACTAACTTAGGTGCTATCGAGGTATCATACGATACTGAGAACACTATCGAAGAGTTTACAGTTGAGTTGCAAGTGCAATATTGGGAAAGCAACACAACGAGTTAAAAATTCATTATAAATAATATTAAGCGAAAAGGGTAGCTCCCCTGGTTAAGCTCTATCTTAACCTAGCTTAATATATTTAGATTTATAGAGGAGTCATAATGAAAGTTATAAAACATATGCATCATATTATACCCAGGCATGCCGGTGGTACAGATGATGCATCCAATTTAATAGAGCTGTCTGTTGAAGACCATGCAGAAGCTCATCGTATATTATACGAGAAACATGGCAGGAAGGGAGATAAACTAGCTTGGCCCAGGAACTGAATGGATATCAGGACGTATAAATAAAGATAATAAACTAGGTGGATCTAGAAATAAATTATAAAAGAGTATAACTCAAAATAAAATATGGCAGAAGAAAATAAATTATTCGGTTTCTCATTTAAAAAGAAGAAATCAGTTGAAAAGGTAAAAGCCCAATCGTTCGCTTCAGATAACGAGGACGGCGCATACCAGATATCTCCATCAGGTGGATTCTTTGGTCAATATATAGATATTGCTGGTGATCAGTTTAAGTCTGATGCTGAGTTAATCATGAAGTATCGTGATATCTCTAGTTACCCAGAGGTTGATGCTGCTATTGAAGACATTACTAATGAAGCTATTACTACTGTTGGGGGCGAAGTTGTTAAGTTGAACTTGGATGAACTAGAGCAACCTGATAACGTTAAGAAGCTTATGCAAGAAGAGTTTGAAACTGTTCTTAGACTATTAGACTTCTCTTCTATGAGTTACGACTTATTTAGACGTTGGTATGTTGATGGTCGATTATTCCACCATGTTATTATCGATAAGAATGGTACTAATGGCATTAAAGCTTTAAGACAAATTGATCCTACTAAGATTCGTAAGGTTAAAGAAGTCGTTAAAGAAAAAGATCCTACGACAGGAGCTGAATTGGTTAAAGAAGTTAGTGAGTATTACTTGTATCAAGATCAAGAACACGTTAATAACTCCGAGGGATTAAAGATCTCTACCGATGCTATTATTCAAGTTAACTCTGGTTTGTTAAACGATACAAGAGATAAGGTTATTGGTTACTTAAACAAAGCTTTAAAGCCATTAAACCAATTATCTATGATGGAAGACTCATTGGTCATTTATCGTGTAAGTAGAGCTCCTGAACGTCGTATATTCTATATTGATGTTGGCAACCTTCCTAAAGGTAAAGCTGAAGAGTACTTAAACAATACAATGAATAAGTACAAGAACAAAATTGTATACGATCCAAATACTGGTGAAGTAAAAGATCAACGTGATCATAAGAGTATGATGGAAGACTTCTGGTTACCTCGTCGTGAAGGTGGTCGTGGTACAGAAATCTCTACACTTCCTGGTGGTCAGAACCTCGGAGAACTTGAGGATGTAAAGTATTTCCAGAAGAAACTTTATAAA